CCGGGTCGTCTATCAAGGCCGGGCGGTCCATCAAGGCCGGGGAGTCCATCAAGGCCGGGCTGTCCATCGAGGCCGGGTCGTCTATCAAGGCCGGGCGGTCCATCAAGGCCGGGGAGTCCATCAAGGCCGGGTGGTCCATCCGCTGCAAGGAGGATCTCACCGTGAAGCTCCGCATTTTTGCTGGCCTCTGCGCCTGGCGGCTACCGGAACCCGAAGAGCAGGTTGTCGAGTGTGCTAAATTGACCAAGGGCACGGTGTGTTTTGGCATGCTGAAATTACTATAAGAGCGTCTAGTTTTAGGCCCTGAGCGCAAAGCTCAGGGCCTGAAATTATTTTCAAAATAAATTCCGTCGTTCGCAGAAAATGGGTTTATGTGGATTGAAAGGCCACTCCAATATGGACTTTGCCGAGCGTTTTCCTCGTGTTACCATTGCCCTTATTTCCGTCTCCCTGGGCTTCTTTGCTTTGTCGGCTTTTATCGGCTACTTGCATGCATCCGGCTACATGGTTGTTATTGGGCCGTGGAATTTCTGAAAATAAATTCCGTCGTTCGCAGAAAACAGGTTTATAATGGTCTCAGTGCTTAGAAAGGAGCACTTTGAAATGGAAAGCGATGAAGTTCGTACGGCTCTTAAAATTGTGCTTGCGTTTATTCGCACCGCCGAGGCCCAGCTTGACATTGTGTACCGAGGCATGCCAGGCGGACGTATTGTTTCTGTTAACGACGCCTTAAAAGCCGTTAAAATTGCTCGCAAGGTTTTAGTGATGCACATAGACGTTTAGGAGTCTAGTATAGGCTCCTAACCCAGCCGTTGGCGGTCTAAAGCCCGCATGAGAAATGGGGATAGGGAGCGATTAGAAAGGATCGCCACCGCTATGACGGAAGACCAGAAGATTGCTAAACGGGCGCAAGACGCTAAGCACAAACGTGAGAAGAGGGCTGCTGAGAAGGCCCAGAAGGCTCAGGCCATAGATTTGGTCGAGGCCACACAGAAGATTGTGGATGATGCTAATCCTGCTCGCGTGGGTGCCGCCCAGACTATCCTGGATATTGCGCCACGACCTTCTATTATCGATGGCATACCTGACGGTGTGGCGGTAGCTTCCCCCGAGGTCCACAGGGCCCTTTGGAAGGCCGGTTTCTCCTTCATCCGCACGGAGCAGGGCGCGAGCGGTTACTCCCACGCTGATGGCCGGGCTATTCTGATTCAAACTAACGGCGTCTGGGTGCTACGCTTCTCCGATGGCACGCAAACGGGCGGTGCTTCTCAAGACTCTCTGCTGGAATTGCTAGCTAAGACGAAGACGCCCAAGGCAGTCCGAGTGGAGGCGGCGCGGGCGCGCGGGCGACAGGGCGCGGCTTCTTCTGGAGAGAAGAAAGTTGCTAAGAAGGAGCCAGCCGTGCAGGCTCTGGACATTATTGCGAATGCTAAGGACGCGGCGGTCGCGCAGGTAGAAGCGCGTGTGATCGCGGCGGCTGAGGGCAGGCCGTTGAACGTCGTGCGCGCCGTGGAGATGTTAAAAGGAGTGACCGAGGGTCGGTTCGACGTCCAGAATCTTCGCGGTGACAAGCACTACAGCGACCGTATGGCTTTGCTGAGGGTGCTCTTCAACCGCGAGAAGGGCGGCGTCAAGGCGGCTGAGACGGGCATTACCAACGTGGTGCAGGCATTCTACAGTGCCCTTGGCCCGGTGGGCAGTTGCGCCGCCGCTAAGGCGGTTGACTTTGCCGAGCGGTGCACAGGCCTGCTAGTTGCCACTCATGCGGCGCAGCTACTGGCCGGCAAAGCGGCGAGGAAGGCAGTCAAGGCCGTGCAGCGCCGCGTAGCCCCCTCCCTGGCCGTGCCAGGCACGATACTACCAGCGGTGAAGCCGCTGGGCCACAAGGCGCAGCGGGAGGCTGACGACGTCGTGCGCCGTGAGGTTTACGTCGAAGCCTTAGATGTAGAACTTGAGGCCGTTCCCAAGCCGTTGCTGAGAAATCTGGACGTCATCTTGGCTAGAAACCTTCGCCTGCTAGATCACCCTGGCGGCTTGGTAAGTCTGAAATTGGAACGGTGTAACAGCCAGGGATCTTTGCAGATATACGCCGTCAGCGGTCATCGTCTACACTGCGGAGTGATGCCGCAAATTTATGAAGGCGGAAGCCGCCTATGCTGTGGGGTGCTGACGCCCGTGCTAGCCGTGGGAGTAAAGGCCCGGCCATACGACTTGGGTACTGTTCTTTCCCAAGTTGATGCATGGTTGACTGATGAGTATGAAAAAGATTCAGAAATGGAGGACACATTGAAGAAGGTTAAGACCGCTATTAAGCGCCAAACGGAACCTGTGAAGCTGGCTCCCGCGCCGTTCACGCCCGCCGCGCCACGCGAGGGCACGCCTGAGCCGCGCATTACGGCTGCTTCCGTGCGGCTGCTGGAAGACCCTCGCTTGGGAATTATTTTGATGCAATTGGAAAAAGAAAACTCGCAAGGCGCGATTTGCGTTTATAATAATAGTAGCAGGGTAAGTGTGGGCGTAGTCCCGCCAGAGATCTTGAAAACATTGCGGCCGGTACCAGGTGAGGTTGACTTGGTGAAAGCTGCCAACCAGTTGCTGAACCCCGTGGTTCCATCCGTTCCAGTGACGCCCGTAGCCGTGGGCTACTTAACCGCAGTTCTGCACTGCAAGGAGATTGCTACTATGTCCAAGAAGTTTGAAGCACCTGTTCAAGACACACCGAAGTCGCGCAAGTTTGCCAGCACCAAGTCCGAGAAGCCCGCCAAAGCTGCCAAGGTTGAAAAAGCTGAGAAGGCACCATCGGCAGGACGCAAGCCCGCAATCCCGGACACCGCGAAGATCACCATTCTCACCGAGAAGAAGGCCAATCCTTACCGCGAGGGCAGCAAGGCCTACGTCACGTTCGATCTGCTCAAGCAGAGCAAGACGGCAGGTGCGTTCCGTGAAGCGGCTAAGGCCGATCCGGAAAAGTACGATATAACGTACTTGACGTGGACCACCGTTGAGCACGGCAAGCAGCCGGCATATGTTTCGCTGGCGTACTAAGACTGCTACATCTAAATCACGCGCGCCGCAGCCCTCCTAGTAAGGTGCTGCGGCGTTTCATTCTGAGGAAAGGAAGCACGCATGATATTCAAATTAGCCGGGACTTCCGGGTCAGGCAAGTCAAGCCTGTTTAGGGCGCTGCTGAAACTATGGGACTTCGAGCCTGTTCTTTGGGCTCCTGAAAAGCCTAAGATTAAAGAATACAGAGCTAAGGTGAAGCCTGGGCAGGCTTTGCACGGAACGTTCGATACCGTAGTAGTGCTGGGGGATTACCGCTCTCCTTGCGGTGGTATGGACGGGGTAATCCGTAAGGAAGATCGTTACAGCATGGTGGCTCAGTACGCGGGTAAGAAGTTCCGCAAAACCCTCGTTCTGTGTGAAGGCCTGCTCTTCGGAGGAGTGTACGGAATTACGGAGGGCCTGGGAGTTCTGAGTGAGACCACTAAGGATGGAGTGCCCTGGGTCTATGCGTTCATGGACACGCCCTTGGAAGTGTGTTTGGAGCGCTGCCGGCAGCGGCGCGCGGCGCGCGGCGTTACAGAGCCTATGAACCCGGCCAATACTACCAGCAAGCACCGTTCTGTCTACATGGTTCGGCAGCGCGTGCTGAACCAGAAGAACCCCAACCAAAGAGTGTACGATGTAGACCACAAGTTGAAGCCGGAGACGGCGGCGCGCAAAGTAGTGAAGTTCTTGGAGGAGTATGCCCAGACTACGCACTAAAGAGCTTTTTTACTGGATCAAAGAGCGCTACAGCATCTACCTAAAGCGCCAGGCCGGCAAACCCAAGCCGTGGACTAAGGATCCTATTCTGCAGCAATATCGGTTCTGCAATGTGTACCGGGAGCTAGACACAGTTACACAGTGGATAGCCACAAACTGGCGCGCCCCGCATCATGAAGATACTGATCTATGGTTTGCGATGTACGTAGCCAGAATTTTCAACAAGCCAGAAACGTTGCATGCCGTAGGATACCCTTCTCCATGGGGGACTGCCCGCCGCAGAGCCTTAGAAAATACTATTGCGGATAGGCGCGCGCAGGGCCTGACGGTGATGAATTCGGCATACATGGTGACTACCCACAAACACAAAGCGCCCGTGGTAGGATTTTACTGTGATATTTTGGATGAAGCATGGGCGCAGCGTAAGCACGTCAGGCCGCGCGCTGGTGACACAATCCAAGAGTTTTATGAGCGTTTGTCATCTCTGCGAGGTCTGGCTAGTTTTATGAGCGGCCAGGTTATAGCAGATGTTAAGTACGTAGGTCCGTTGTTACAGGCCTCTGACTGGCGGACGTTTGCTGCGAGCGGCACGGGCAGTCGCCGTGGGCTGAACTGGGTGTTCGGAAGAGAGTTTGAAAAGGGATGGAAGGAAGCTGAGTGGTACGCGGCGCTCATGGAATTGAAGCCCAGCGTAGACAAGTTTTTGGAGAAGTGCTCCATGCCTCCTATGCACGCTCAAGATCTGCAGAATTGCCTGTGCGAATTAGGGAAAATGGTCAAAGTGCAGCAAGGATGGGGCCGCCCGAAGGCTCGGTATGTAGGAGTATAGATGGAAAGCGCCCGAGTGACGGCTCAGGCGCTTAGTGGAAACTCAGTGACGTCTCTACTTGACTACGATGTATGCGGGCTGCTTACCATGAGGCTTGGTGGCCCAGGTCAGGTAGCTCGGGTCTACCGTGCCGGCATGAGCCACCTTGATCCCCGCGCGGAAGGCAGCTACGGTGCGGCTCTTGCGAAGAAGTTCGAACGTCGCTTCAGCGGTAGTGCCTTGCCGGTACGGATTTACTTTGGTGAGCAGCGTAATGCGGCGGTCGTCGGCCTTGGGCGCTACGGCCTTGGGCGCTACGGCCTTGGGCGCTACGGCCTTGGGCGCTACGGCCTTGGGCGCTACGGCCTTGGGCGCTACGGCCTTGGGCTCATTCGTCGACTGTGATTTACCTGCCTTCTCGGCGAGGCTTGCGAGATACAGCATAGTATCGACGGCGGCGGTGGTTTTCTTCTCAGCTCGGTATTCACGCATCTTCTTGGCTTTGGCGGCTTTCTGTTTAGTGGTGAGAGTCTTCATGTTTGAGTGCTCCTTTCTAAGCACTGAAATCATTATAACGTGAATTCATGAAAAGTAAAGGATTATTTCACGTTTTCAAAATTATTTTTAAGGAGGTATTGTGGACACGATTTTCAAGATTCTAAGTCTAGATCGGGCGCGCGTGAAGTGGGAGAAGTACCTACGCGCACTCACTCCTGTAGAGAAAATCGGCGATTGGTATTTCAAGCGTGAGGACAAGTTCGCTCCCCTTGGGTACGGAGGGGTGAACGGATCAAAGTTGCGACAATTGATCTGGCTCGTTAGCAAGGCTGCGCAAAACGGCGCGCACGGCGTAGTCGGAGGAGCCGTCAGTGGTTCGCCTCAGCATCTCATGCTTGCCGTGGTGGCTTCCCATTACGGCTTGCCGGCCATCACCGTGTGCGGTTCTGCGGATTGGACTAAGTACCCTATGCTGAAAATGGCGCGCGGGGCCGGGGCTACTTTGCATCTGAGCAAATGCGGGTACGCAAAAACTCTGGAACATGACGCCTTCAAATTGGCGAAGGAGAATGATTACTGGCCCTTGGAGACGAATATAACCCTTAGTGAGAAGAGGAACACTGATGAAGAAATATCGGCCTTCCATGCTCTGGGGGCTCACCAGGTGGAGAACGTGCCTGGCGACGTAGAAACTTTGGTTATTGCGGCTGGGTCGTGTAATTCTGTAGTGTCAGTGCTATATGGCATTACGGCTTACCGCCCTAAGCATCTCAAGCGCGTAGTATTGATGGGCGTAGGCGCTCACGGGTCTATCGACCCAGAGTACGTGTACGATCGGTTGAGGCGTGTAGACCCCGGTTTGCCGGGCCAGTTCCGGCCGCACTTTCTGCAGGATCCTAGTAGGGAGCCTGCAGGAAACTATCGTAAGGCGGCATACGATCTCTATCATGTGAACGTAAATCATGGCTGCGGAGTAGGGGCGTGCTGCGCGGGCGGCTACTGCGTTTATAATGACCTTATGCCGTATAATTATCACGGGGTGGAATTTCATCCTAGGTATGAAGGGAAAGTGTTTTCTTTTATGCGTGATCACCCTGCTCTGATGAAGAAAGCGCTAGGACGCGTCCCTAAGCTGTTCTGGGTGATAGGCTCGGAGCCGAAAGAAGACGCGATGCGCCCGTTTTATAGGAGGGGCAAGTGAAGGCGCAGCCAGTAGGTACTGTGCGCTACAAGACTGACGGTAGAGCGTATGTTAAAACTGTAAATCATCAGGCTTTCGGAACAACCTGGGTTCCTCGCGCACATCTTGTCTGGTGGAAGTGGCGAAGACAGACAGTGCCCGAAGGCTGGTGTCTTCATCACAAAGACATGAACCCAGCTCGTGATGTTATGAGCAATTTACGCCTCATGTTAGGCACAGAGCATACGCGCCTCCATAAGACTGGCTCTACGCATTCAGCAGAAGCCCGGGAAAAAGTTAGTAGAGCTAACACAGGCCGGGTAGTTTCTGAAGAAACAAGGACAAAGATGCGCTTAGCTCTTACAGGCCGAGTAGTTCCTGAAAACGAACGCTTGAAAATGAGCTTGGCGCAGATGGGTAACACAAACGCGCTAGGACATACTGTGTCTGCAGAAGCGCGCCGCAAAATAAGTCAGGCTCAGCTGGGGAATAAAAGATGGTTGGGGCGGGCGCATACCGAGGCAACTCGCGCGGCGATGAGCGTAAGTAGACAAGGTAAGCCCTGGTCCGATAACCGCCGAGCATCCTACGAACTTAGCAAGAAGAAAGGTAAATTATGCCCACGACTGACGGATTGAATTATTACCCCGCAGCTGGACGTGCCTCGTTGGGTCGGTATTGCACATTGGAAGGCATGTCAGAGGTAAAGGCGCTCAAAGCGGGCATGGACTTCCGCGAACCGCAGTACCGCAGAGAAGTGTTCTTGCGATTTTATGAGTTCCACTTACGTCACAGGGCGCACCCCGGTGGAGTGTACTTTCTATTCCCGTACTTTTTTGAAAAGTACAAGATGACAGATGAACAGCGACTGTGGTTCTGCTTTGTAAATGGAAATTCACAGCATCCGCCAACTACGCTGTCTATTTACCGGCGCTTCCCTGACTTCTCTAAGTTGAACGTGGATAAACTGGACAAGTGGTTTAATGAGGAGTTCACCCGCCTTGGATGGGATACGGACAGGCGGCATCATAAGAGCCTTTTCATTCAATCTGTGAAATGCTACAAGGCTCTGTGTGGTAAATCCCAAGGAAATTACTTTAGGAAAGTCATGGGGAAGGGCGCGGACGAAGGAGCGGCGTTCCGTAGCCTGTGGGCAGAGATACGATCTAAGTTCTTTACGTTCGGTAGACTGAGCACTTTTTCGTATATGGAGTATTTACGTCTCGCCGGACTGCCGCTAGATTGTGATCAGCTGTTCCTGGAGGATTTAGAAGGGTCCAAGTCTCATCGTAACGGCCTGGCTAAGGTTCTTGGCAGGGACGACCTAGACTGGAGAAAGGATTACGACTTTGATGGAAAGTACGCGCCGGGCCAGATAGAATGGCTGAAGGAAGAAGGCACGACCCTGCTGGCCGAGTCTAAGAAGCGATTCAAAGGTGAGCCCTTCTTCAAGGACGTATCTTTCTTTACTCTCGAGAGCACTTTCTGCACTTTTAAAAGTTGGCACAGAAAATCTCGTAGGTATCCTGGAGTATATTTGGATATGTTACATCGTAGACTCCAGCTTGCCGAGAAAGCCCTCCCCAACGAGGACTACTCTGTGTTTTGGGAAGCGAGGAAGGCGTGCTTACCCGCTTACCTGCGCCTGGAAGATACTCCGAATGATCCTGGTATGTGCGTTGAAAAGCAGAATCACTACCGCACCACCGGAGAGGTTATAATGATGAGCAGGGAATGGCCCTGCTTCAAAAATGCGTTTGATGACAAGATATGGAGGAAGTAGTGGCTAGTGACATAGGATACCACACCCGTCTGTGGGGCAATGGTAGTAAGGTAGAAGGAGGCTGTTTCGGCGGGGCCTTTGACCTAGCCACTGTTAACCGTCTCGTAAAGGCACACTTTACTGTGACAGTCAAACCGTCAGGGCATGCTGTATTTGTAGACCGAAAAGGCCGAGAGGTATCTCTGTACGTACGTGTAGATCCTGAAACTACGGACGCCGGTCGCGCGGTACTAGTTTATTACCGAAAGGTGGAAGAGTTAACCGCAAAGAAGGAAGAAGAGAAACGTGAGCACATTCAAGACCTAGTCGACTCTATGGATTCAGACGAGGCGATTAAAAGGTTGACGGGAGGAAGTAAGAATGTATAGTTTCAAAACAGACGACGTAAATGATGCCTTGTATCACGGTATCATGCACCTACTTCAGTGCGGAGTGGAAGAAACTAGCCGCAATGGGCGCGTACTGGTTGCGCCCGAGCCGGTCTGCACGGAGTACACTAACCCGCGTAGCCGCGTGCTCTACAGTCCTACACGAGACGCAAATCCTTTCTTCCACGTGATGGAGGCGCTTTGGATTTTGTCTGGAAGTAATGACGTCGAGTTCACCAGTTACTTTGCCAAGAATATGCTGAACTATTCTGACGACGGAAAAACTAGCTGGGGTGCTTACGGCTGGCGCCTGCGGTCTTTCTTCGGGTACGATCAGATAGATGCGGTGATCGAAGAATTGAAGACCAATTCTGAGTCTAGGCGCTGCGTGCTAGGCATGTGGAATGCGGCAGATAATCCTGCACTTCCTCAGTGGCTCAAGTGGTGCAGGAACAGTAGCGCTGATATGATAGTGGCTATTAACGGCGGAAAAGATGTCCCTTGTAACACGCAGATCTACGTAGACGCGCGCGGGGGCCGCCTCAACATCACGGTGACTAACCGCAGCAACGACATTATCTGGGGCTGCTACGGCGCGAACGCCGTCCACTTCAGTTTCTTACAAGAATATCTTGCGATGAGAGTGGGAATTCTAGCAGGTGTCTACCGTCAGTTCTCAAATAACTTTCATTGCTACCTAGATAAGTTCAGCCGTGAGAAGCTGAAACAAATTGCTCAAGAAAGCGACACACTGGGCAAGTTGCCTGATACCGGCCCGGCCTTAGAGCCTGGCTTCGATGATGACTTGGCACTGTTCATGCCTTGGGCGCGCGCGTTGATACGCCATGAGTCTAATGTAATACCGAGCCATGGGAGTGCGGAGCCAGGCGCTTTGGAATTGGAAATTCCTACTTTGAAGACCCGCTTTATGGCTGACGTCGCAGTGCCGATGTTCCTGGCCTGGTATTACCGCAAGCAGCATGACGAATTCAGCATGAATGTTTGCCTGGACGGCATCGATGCGCCGGACTGGCAGCGCGCGTGCCAAGAGTGGGTAGACAGGAGGAAGAAATGACACCTACTATCAAAGACAAACTGCAATTCATTCAGGAGGGCGGCGCGGTGCAGCGCTTCCACGTGCGCCCGGGAGTGACCGTGAACACTGACGCTGAGCATAGCTGGGGTGTAGCGATGCTCTGCTGCTTGCTCAGTTCAGCGCCCGGTCCTTCAGCTACTCTACTCTTAGCCGCGCTTACGCACGATCTGGGGGAGCAGTACGTAGGTGACACGCCTGCCCCAGCTAAATGGGCCAGCGGTACTGCTGAGGCCCTGGAGAAGGCTGAGAACGACGTGCTCGCCCATTACGAGCTGAGCTTCCAGCCTTACCTGAGCAAATATGAGCTGCGTCTGCTGAAGATGGCGGATGCTCTAGACGGTATGCTGCATTGTTGCCGTGAGGCCGCTCTGGGTAATCGCACGGTGAGCCCGATTTACTACAAGTGGAATCAGCGCGTGAACGACGGTTTGGTATTCGCGCCGTACACAGAGCACGAACTTGGCGTGATTAGCGCCATAGCAGAAATATGGGAGGAAAGCAATGGCATCCGCGGACCGCAGTTCGACGTATACGCGCAAATCAAAGAAAGCAGAACGTAGTCAGGCTCTGGCTGCTTTGTTGCAAACGCCCAGCGTAATTGAATCGGCTAACGCGCGCCAGGTGGGCGGATCTCACTATAGCGCACATGGGCGGCCTGATCTGCAACACTGGGATGTGGTAGATATTTTCAATCTGGACTACTTCCAGGGGAACATCACAAAGTACGTATTTAGATGGAGGGACAAGAACGGCGTAGAGGACTTAATCAAGGCCCGGCATTACTTGGACAAGTACATTGAGATTCAGCAGCAAAAGAAGGCATAGAAACAGCCCTCCAGGCCGAAACCTGAAGGGCTGTTTTACTTAGTAGGAAGGCTGTCTTGAACCATCTTAGCGATAGCGGCCTCAATCTTTGAGGGGAACCAGCGCTCAGGGCGAGGCGCATCTGTGCACTGAAGCGACAGAATGTCAGTACCAGGGTCAAACCTGTACGCAATAGTGTAGCCTTGCGCTGACGCTTCACCTTGTAAGCCAGAAATAACGACTCCTGTTTCTTCTTTAACCTTCTCTGCTAGGGAATCATAAATAACAGGAGTGATGTTTTCAAATAATTGCTCTTTGCATAGTGCCATGATTAACCTCTAAAAATAGGGCCACTGATGATAAGCGGCCCTATTTGAAATTCGATATAGTTGGTTACACCCTGGCGAATCCGGCGCTAGGGTTCTTCTTCACAGCCTCGTTCCAAGCCGCCCTGAAATCACCCTCGCGCGACCGTCCAAAGCGATGCTTGATGTTGGCCTTCCCCGACCACGGGCTGCTGGTGGAACGTAGAGCGCCCTTCGCGAGTGATGCCGAAGTGGTTTCAACATAGGAGTAGATGGCCTCAATACCGGCAATGGCAATAGGCAGGAACTCCGCAATCGTCTGCGTTACTGTCGTTGGGATGGCCGACAGGATCGTGTCGAGCGTCTGAAGCACGGCAATCAAGCGGGCCTCGGTAGTCGTGCCTGCCAGCAGAGCACTGGCTACGCTGGACACGTCGTTTGCTGCCAGGGTGATCTTGGCCGAGATGGCCGGATAGAGGTCTGCGGAAGCCGTGGCGATCTGGAGAGCAACTTTGGCGACAGCGGTTGCGTCGTTGGCAATCTGCGTTGTCGTAACCGTGCAGCCGGTCATGGTAAGAGCGGTTGCAGGAGCAAACATCGTGGCGACAATCATCAGCGATGCCATCGTCAGCACTTTCATCTTTTCTGTGAAGCGGTCAATTGTGTTCATATGTTCCTTTCGTGTGCGCCGTCTTGCGGCGGGTTACCTGTAAATGTTCAGAATTTTGGATCCGTATCTGTATCCGCTCTGTCTCCTACGTAGGTAACCGATACTCCCCATCCATCAGGGTATTTGGTATTAGCTAAATCACGAAGAGCATCGTTAGCAAACTCAATACTAGAATATAAACCCAGTATAGCTACCTGTCAGCGGTCATATCGGCCCCGTTGATGTTCTCAGTGAATTTCCCCGAGCAGACGAGCGGATAACACTTCATAGCTTCCCTTCGTTGTGCGCGGGTTACTTGTTGAGGCCGAGCGCGTTCGCGTCGTCCACAGGAGGCTTCGCGGTGATGGAGTCTGTCTGCAAGAGGCCAATCCAGACGCGGGCAATAGATGCAATCAGCGTGACTACGCCCGCCTCCGTTGCAGCCTTGGGATTACTGACAGTTGCGAGATAAGCGGTGAGAGGGCCCGCCGCTCCAATAATAGCTGCCAAGATTCCGTTCGTACTTGTCTTCCAATTTGTCACGATGCGCTCCTTATGAGTTCCAGAACAGTTGAAGTTCCTGCCGACGCCGTGCAAGCAAATTAGCATCAGGCTTTCCATTATTATTATCCCACCGCAAGAACTGCTGACCAGCCCCGGCGTAAGCGCGTTGATTGAGCAGCGTGAGCAGTGTCGAACCCTTCAAGCGCTCGCTGCCAAGATTATAGACGAAATCCACCAGCGCATCGAACTGTCCTTGTGTCAGTGGAACCTTGACCAGACCCGCAATCTGTCGGCCAAATTCCGCAAAGTCCGCTCGCTGAGCCATGTCCGCTTGTGCCTCGTCCCAGACCAGCCCAGGCTTGACATCCGGTCCATGGTGTCCATAGCCGATTGCCAAGCTGCCGTTGTCCATATACGGCTTTGCACGGAATCCTTCAGACGTCCTGGTGAAGTCAATAAGTTTTTGGGATACTTCCATTAGAGCACCTTCAGCGCAGCCAGCAGGCCGTTCAAGTCAAGTCCGCTGGGAGACTTCCCTTGTGCGTTGACCCACTCGGGACTGACAACCACATACCCCTCGTCTGCGCGGCGAAGGAAGAATGCCCACGAGAACGGAATCGACAATCCCCACGAGATGATGTGTCCACCCGCCGCCCCCTGGCCGACGCCAGTAATGCAGTGACCGCCGATAACTGGCGAGTTGGGAACATCTGTCCAGTTGCTTGTATCATCCTCAGCGCTCTGCGGACACTGGATACCGAGGTACGTACCACCGAAGAGGAAATTGGCATAGCGCACTTGCGCGATAGAGCTTAGGTCCAGAGAGGCCCAGCCTAAAATCTTGTGAACTACTGGCTGTCCCTGCGCGTTCGTGACAGTGATGCCCGTCGATTTCCAGTAGCGCAGCAGGTCCAGCAAGCAAGTCCCCTGATCGCTGTCGGGGTCGTTCTGCTTGAATCCCGTCACTTCGCTGTACAGATCGAGCGTCTGCGCTAGTGTGCCGTGTAGTGGCCTACCGGCATTGGCCGTCTGGGCCTGAATTAGGTGCATTGCACCGGCCTCGGCGCAATCTCCGTACTGATCGTTCCCAAGCATTTCCATCGGCCCCAAGTCGGGCGCGTATTCCCAACCCTGCGCTTTGACTGACGGCCACGTGGTCGCCTTGTCGAGATAGTCGCCGAATGCTGGCGTACTGACGATATGCTTTGGTTCGAGCTTACCAAGTTTAAATTCCATAGTTCTCCTTTTTCAATGTTTCCACACCCACGTCGCTCCTAGAAGCGCCGCGACGATGGCCCACGTTACTTCAAGTACAGTCCAGACCTTGCTGACTGCCATCTCAGTTTCGCGTATCCTGCGATGCAACTCTGGTAGTGGCGATGTATTGGCGACGATCTGCGCAAGAGTCTTTCCCTGGGATACCTGCTCTATGCGAAAGTCGTCTATGGACTTTTCCATCCTGTCCATTCTGCCCGCCGCTGTCGCTCGTGCTTCGATTGCCCACTGCTCCGCTGATTCTGTCATCTACAGCCCTTCGTGCTCATAATTTTACCGCGCCTTCAACAACCATGTCAGCAACGCCACCAAAATCAACGCAACCAAACCCGCAACATACTTTACCATGGCCCCTATCGGGTTTGCCGATGCAGCCGACAGCGCAATCTCGTTTTTCACAGCCAACGCTATTGCCGTGGCAGATGCTTCGGAATCGCGGACATGGCGGTCTTCGTGACAGGCAACCCACTGCTCTAGGGAGGCTACCCGCTCGTTGGTGTCCGCGATGTCCTTGTCGATTACCATGACGCTCTTTGCATCTGTGATCCGCTTGCCTAGTTCGTACGATACTCTGCGCTTGCGCTTAGATTTGCCGTCGTGCATGCTCCTGTCGGGATACTCCAAACAAGATAATGACCTGCTGTCAGAGTTGCATTGCTTATCGTGCCCACATTGAAGGTTGCGCCAGTGATTGTTACGCTCCCAAGCAAGGTTGGGCTACTACACGATCCCGCAGTAGTCCCACAGTCATAAAGTGTTACGACAGGACTTACTGTGCAGGTGAATGAAGCTGCGGACCCTACGATGTTCTCTATCGTCCCACTCTGCACTATCCCTACCGGGGAATAGTTTGCGTTGGCAAGAGGGGATAACATGCCGGTTGACATTGTTATAAATGCCCGTGGGTTTTTTGTGAATGTACTATCTCCGCTGAGGGTAATCGATTTCGTCGTCATTGCTGGGCTTATAATTGAGCCCGAATCTGTTTCTACGATGATATTATTCATCGCTCCCGCCGTACACGTGGAATCAATGAACGAGGAAATTTGCTCGATATAATTTCCTCCAATACCTGTGCAGTGAACGCCAGCATCATAAAGAATATTATTGGCAACATGCTGCGGCATATATACCCAGCCTGCCGCCCCGTTCATCGTTATACCGTTCCCGCTTGTGGCCGATACACGATTTCCAGTAACGATTTCTCCCATTCCGTTGAGTTGAATGCCGTTGGTGCTGGTTTGGATATTATTATTGTGAATATACGTTCCTGTCGCAGTGTTGATGATGGGATTAGCAAGACCCCAGAGCCAGTTTTCAGAAACTTCTGCCTGGTTGTCAGGAGAAGAGCCTGGACTATAGACAGCAATTCCAGTTCCAGTGTAGGCTGTATTTGGACTGATCCAGTTATCTTTTACCGTAGCCGAATTGCTGGTAATTGAGAACCAAGGCGTACTTGCAGATGGTGATCCGTCTCCTGCCCAGTTAGCTTCTACGTCGATAGATTCACCCGCAGTAATGGATAGGCACGGAGACCCTTCGCATGTATTGTTCTTGAACGTCACTGCTTCTGGGTTAGCAATCTGGAATATGTAGTTTTGACCGACAACCGACGAGTTCGCCTCTACACGTTCAATATCGACGACATTGGTCTGTGACCCGACTAGATTGACTGGATGAGCGAAGTAGTTAATGATAGAATCTGTGATATACAAAAACCCACCAAAACCCATCCAAATTCCGGTGGATGTTGTGTCGTTTGGCCCTGTGAAATACACATGCGAAATCCACAAACCTTGTGCCCACTGTGAGCTATTTGATAAATTGATCGCACAAGATGAGTTAGTCGTAGGAACGCTTATACTTCCGTTCGTTATCATTACCTGCGAAGAACGTTGAGTTATGAATTGGGTGAATTGCAGATAACCGTTCACGCCAGAGCTACACGCGCCTCCTCCCGTACCTGTCAATTGAAGGGTCGAACCATTCAGGTCTAGGTAGAAACTATTTCCATCCGTAACGGTCAAACTTGACACTTGGCATATAGAGTTTGGCGGAAGAATAATCCATCCGCCATGAGCAGCACTAATAGCCGCATTTAATGCGTTTGTATCGATAGCGACGGAACCAGTGCAGGCCGATATATTAAAAGCCAGAAGTTGGGCAACAGGGGATTTGAAGTATGTAGTGGGGGCTGCGATGGTGCCTGAGAACGATGCGCTG